ATATCTACTGCAAGCTCGTCTTCGGGGCTGTCCTTCTTGAGCTTTTGCTTGGCTTCCTGCTCGTCAGGAAACTCAAACACCTCTTCTTCAAACGATTTGGTTGCCATTTGTCACTCCTTATGCAGCGCGGGTAATCCCACGCGGGTCTTCAACAACAGCCTCAACCGACTCATCGTTGATGATACGGAACTCTCGGCCATGAATCTTCAAGCGGGTGCCTGAATTGGGTCGTACAACGACAAAGTCGCCGGTTTTGCAAGACGGCCCGCTCGGAAAGCGAGTTACATCCTTGTAGCAGTCAGGGCCAAGCTTGACCACAAACAACACGGGGGTCAAAACCTCCTCATAGTGCATGGTTTGTGCAGACTTAAGAATCTCACTGTCTTCATACTCCGCCATCGCCTCAGGAACGACACACAACATGTGATACGTCTTTGGGTCAGGGAGTTGTTTGGCCTTCTCCTCGGCGCTCTTGTTAAGAATGCCGGAAAGGTCTACTGCGGACACGTCATACTCACTCATCGTTCATCCTTTGCACGAGGTCATTGATAATGGAATCTGCAAGGTTAAGACCCCGGATTACCCCGCAGACTTTTTTGTATTCCTCGAACGTGTCAGCACGGCTAGCGGCCACATACGCGACCTGCTCTTGCCGAAGTTTCTCAATCTCTTTTTGCACATGCGCTAGTGCATGGATGGAATCGTTCACGTTTTCTCCTTCTTAGGTGGTTGGGACTGTCTCTGCCGCATCTGCTGTATATACTGCCGCTGCGCTTGCACTTGTGACTGAGCCATCTGAGCTTTGGACTTAGCCACATCTACTCCAAGCTTGGCTCCATCACTTTCTTGCTTGGCAGCAATCTGCATAGCAGCGATCTCTTTCTGCGCATCAATGCGAGCCATCTCAATCTCAAGCTGGTCGGCTTTAGCTGTTGCGTCAGCGGCTTGCTTCTGCGCTTTGAGTTCAAGGTCTTTCATCTTGATCTGAAGCTCTTGCATCTGCATCTGGATCACAGGGTCTTTCATCTGCTGCTCGGCTTGCTTCTGCGCGGCCTCTTGCTGGTCACGCTGGAGCAACTGCTGCGATGCCTGAGCCGCTTTGATAGCAATCTGATCGGCCATCTCCGGCGGGATCTCCTTGTTGGCATCTTCTCCGGGTAGCACCATACCCATAGCTTCTTCGATCTGACGACGGTACTCCATCGCAATGTGCTCGTTAATGTGCGCCATAGCAGCCGCAAAAATCTGCTGCGCTTGCGGGTTGCCCTGCATTGCCTGCTGAATCTTCGGGTTCTGAATGGCGCTCATATGCACTTGAATGTGCGCTGGATGGTTCTGCTCAATGAACGCCCTGACCGGCTTTTGAGTCAGCAGGTTCTGGTTCTCCGTAATTGGGTCGGTGGGCGTCATGTCATCTTCAATTGGCACAAGTTTGGCCGCGTTCTTGATGCCCAGCACCTCGATCATCTGCCTGTGTAGCAGAGGCAAGTCATACAACTGAGGCGCACCTTGCGCGAGCTGGAAGATCGCCTGATACTGAACGATCTTTTGCGCCATCGTGGCAGCATTTGGATCACTTACCGGGATGACATCGACCATGTCGTAGTCGGACTTCTTAGCCATACGCGAGCCGTCCACAGGCTCGTAGTCATACTCTTCGGGCGTATAGTCTGCGATGATTACTTTGAGGAGCTTGAACTCCTGCTTCATCGAGAAGTGCATACGCGCTTGGACAGCGCCCATTACTTTTAACTGCCGCTCAAGCAACGCCAAGGTAGTGCCTACTGGAGCTTGAGAACTCATATCGCTGACGCTCATGTCGCCAGCAGAAGCGAACTGCCTACCCTCAGTCACGATCTGATTGAACAGTGTGTAGAGAACTTGACTCGGCTCTTTGTACGGCAGTGGCAAGATGTTGTCGCGGATCGACCCAGATGGCACGTCCACATCTCGGAACTCACCCGGAGCAATCGGAGTGTCGTCACCTTTGACTCGCAGCCCGCGAGACTTCAGACCCCCGGGCAGGTTTGACAGCGTGCCAGCGTCCACCAACTGACGAATCAGCATCGTTGCGCTCTTGGCGTAGCCACCAATCAGGTGGATCAGACCGTAGCCATAGAAGCCAAAGCCCGGGATGTACTGGTAATGCACGAAGTGGTTGCGCTTCATATGCAGCTTGTCACCCTCGTACCAATTGCGTCGGATGGCCAGCACCTTGCGCGTGCCCTTCTCAATGGTCACCACGTACGGCAGAGCGATACCTGTATCACGCTTCTTCTTGTCCTTATGCTCGTACCCTTTGAGGTTTAGGTTGACGTGCATCTCCAGCATGCGGTACCTGTCGTCCTGAATGGCCGACATACCCGTCTCTTCCGCCTTCTGTTTCTCAATGTCGTCGAGCTGATGCGTGGGCTCACCAAGCTCAACATCACGGTAGAACCCAGCCTCCATCAGCTTGGCAATGTCGTTCTCTGACTTGCGCATCACATGCGTAACCCGCTCAGCCTTCTCAATGCTGGACGCGCCGTACGGCACAACGATGTCCTCGGCGGGGATGAACACTGCTGCCTGACGCCCGATGCTCGGATCGTAGTAGACCTTCTTGAACGCAGAGCCAGCAATGGGCAGGTTCCACAGCAGCTTCTCATGCTCCGGGCGGTACTCGACCATCACCTCAGTGAGCTGGTAGTTCATGTCCTCGCGCACGCGAGCAGCAGCTTCTTCTTTCTCCGGGGTGTCTTTGCCAATGATGGTCGTCTTCACCGGCCCCATAGCGGGGAACGTCTCGGTGATGCCCTCACTTTGGAACCGCACGACAGACTCGGTGAGCATGGGGTGGAAGACGCCACACGCCCCGCTCCACGGCTCTGTACGATCCTCATACTTGAGCCCGAGCAACTTCAGACCTTCTACGTAGGTCTGCATCCAGTCTTTGCGGTCCTGAATGTCCTTGTCAAACTCCTCGACAAGATCGCCACCAAGCGAGTCAAGGTCACTGTCGTCCATGTACTCGGCCAGATTGGCGTCAAAGTCCTCGTCAGTTTCTTTCTTGGGCGAAAGATCAATCTCCAACCCGTCGATGCCAATGCTCATCTCCTCTGGGTCTTCGACTTCAATCTCAATCATCGGCCCGTCCATAGGGATATCCATCAGCCCTTCAGGCGCTGCATACAAACCTTTTTCCATTGCCATGATGTGTCCTTACACTGTGTAGAACCGCTCTCGGCGGTGACTTTTGAAATAGACAATATCGTCGGGCTCGTCAGATGGGAGCCTAATAAACCCACCCTGCCTAAACCTCAGCAGTGCCTGCGTGGTGGAGTCCAACAAATCGTCATGTTCTCCTGCGGGAAACGCCGCTACCTCGTCCACAAGCTCGTCGGCCCAGCGTTTCTGCGGTGCCCACACTATGCCTGAACTAAATAAATCCGCAACTGCGTTGGCCCGACTGATCTTATCGTTGCCTTTACTGGGAGTGAACTCGGAGACCGGCACGCCCATGCGCCTAAGCTCTTGGTACAGCGCCGCACCGTTTGATTTTTTCTCCACGATGAACGCATCGGGCTCCCAATCCCGATACTCCTCAAGCACCATCTGTTTTAGCTCAGGAAACTCCATCCGCTTCTTGATCGCGTTGAGCAATATGATGTTGTAGTTGCGTGTCTCTTCATTGAAGAACACACCCCAAGTCGTCAGCGCGTTGTAGTCGGCTCTGTTGTTGGCCTCCTGCGCAGCGTCCAGTGACATGATGAGAAACTCACACTTAGGTGGATTGTCTTGCTCCCACCATTTCCACCATTCCCTCTTTATGATGGCACCGCTGTCTGATGTGGGCTGCTGCTGATACTGCGCTTGCCATTTAGAGTTAGGCAGCTCCTCGCGCAATGCGAGCAACTCCTTGAGACTCCAAAACTCAGGCCATAGTGGGTTACCAGAGGGCATGATCGCCGGAAACTCGATAACTTTCCACTCTTCTGCGCCCCTTTGAGCGGAGGCTTTGAGCACTTGCCCCGTCAAATCTCTAAGCGACCAACGAGTCATCACGA